ATAACTCATTGACGTTATCTCAAAAGACATTCTTGGAAGTGAGACAGCTTGTGGTCTATCTAAGCCTGGGTCTTGAATAATCTTAGCCAAGAACTTCTGAAATGGACCGTAGGAAATTGGCACGATCATTCGTTGTATCTCGTTTCCTTCTAGGTCGTCGCGGGTGATGCTCATCTTATTGAATAGCGAACCAAATAGCGCGATGTAGCGTCGTGTCGTTCCGTTGTAAAAATGGTTAGCTATCATTTTTTATCCTATTACCAAGTATCATTATTGAAAGCAACACGTTTCCAGATGTTAAGTGCTTCTATATCAGTCGCTATTAATTCGCTGTTTTGATTTGATGCCTGGAATCCCTCGACAGTAATTGTAAACGCATATATATTACCCGAAACATTCTCGTAGCTATCGACCGAAACTGTTATGCCACCAACGCCGTTGACCGTGCAGTTCGTTATTTGTAAGTTGCCAAGACTTAGTAGCTGAGAATCAGCAATCTCTGCTTGTACCTGTGAGGTTTGTGGAAAATTTCCTACACCTGTCCACGGAATGATAATAGTACTGCCCGTATAGTCAGATGTACAATAGTAAACATAATTAGCATCCAGAGCAATTGCTCCTGCCTTGTCGCCAGCTCTTCCTATACTAGTGGCTGGCGCGTTTCTTACTCTTAATGAGCCACCATCTGGAAAACGAAGAGATCCATCCGTTTCAAACTCCCACGATGTGATACTTCCACTGAAACTATCAGCAACAATGCTGACTCCATTTCCGCCACCCAACGATAATTGTATGGTTGTGTCGTTGATGGGAGACAGCAGATAGGACACCTCGGAGAATAGGTTTCTTGGAAGGTATGTCGTCGCGTCGGAAGTAAATTCCCAAATGTTTATTCCACCTTCGCCATTATCGGTTGAAATATAGACCATATCTTCACCATCGCTTACCCTTACGTGGTTCTTCTCTCCACCCAAGAATATATCGGCCGATGAGTCATCCATTGGTCCACCAGCCCGCAAATGAATATGATTTGGAGCAGTTGGGTCCACGATCACATACTGGTCACTTCCATTTTGGTATATTCCAACATCGGGCACTAGTTTTATCGTATCCAGACCAGCATCATCGCCACTATCTGCGTTACTTCCATAGAGAATTCCATTTTCGATAAGACCACCCTGACCCAACAAATTCTGGCTATCGGTTAAATCTGAAATGTCAGTTGGAGCAACTATGCTTTCAATAATGTCGTAAACCTCATCAAAATTCGAATTTGTTTTCTGGAAAGCAACACGTATTGGATCGCCGCGCCTATCATTCGCTATGACGCCCACATTGATTGTTTGTTTCGACATCTGTTCCTCTTATACGCTGTCTGCTGTTGTGGTTGATATGTCACTTGTTACGTTTGTATCATCAGATGTAACGCCATAATTTGTTGGATTCTGGATAACTTCGGTAAATGGGTCAATTTCTGAGAAGTCAATGAATGTGTCGGCCTCTTCTTCAAAGAAGATGTTCTTCGCAATTGGGTCAATTATGTTCAGCTCGTCAAGATTGGAAACCTTTTCTGTCTTGATCTTGTCGTAGTAGGTGTCTACTTCTTCGCGACCAGTTTCAAATCTCTCGTTGCCGTATTCAAAGAGTTCGCACTTCAAATCAAACACATTCAGCGCACCCATCTGATAGAAGACGCTCTCATGCTCAACATGCATGATTTTGAAAAACTTCTGGTTCATCGGGAAGTAAATCAAGTCGCCTTCATTTGGGCGTATTTTTGTTGGATCAATACGTGTCGCATAGCGTTCAAATGTTCGATATGCAACTGTGAATGTTATCTGATCACGAATGGTGAGTCCAAACTTAGAAAGAAAATCACCCTCTACCGGCAAACCCATCAACGCTCTTGATATACATTTCCATCTCATAAGCTGCGTTGAAAATTGACAAATCATCTTCATTCAGGATTTCATCAACAGCTTCTAATGAGCGAGTCAGATACACAGTATCAACGCCATACATGCGAATGCTCTCAATGACCAGATCATCAAGTAGATTTGATTCATTTCCGTAGCGATTGTAGTTCTGAAAAAACAGGTTTGTGGCCATTCACTTTTCTCTTGACAAATTTGGTTGATATGGTATAATCAGTGTAACTGTAAAAACATAAAGAAGCTGCTTAACCGATTTGCTTACAGTTATCATTATGGTATCTTTTTATTTGAGTTGTGTAGTTTTCCGCACCACATACGGCGCAATTCATACGAGTTTTATTTTGCGGAACGCCTTTTTGGGTTAGGCTTGACTTTTTTCTAGATTCTTCCGAGAAGCTTCTTCCCGTCAACCCTTCGCTTATTTTTCTGCGATGCTCTTCCGTCTGTTTTCTGCCTTTCATGGCTTCTACTACTTCTGTAGCTCTCTTTTTCCCCAACTTAGCAAGTCTCATTTTTTCTTTCGATTCTTCGCTATGTCTTTTGCCTAATCTAGGGTCTTTTCCGTTTTTTCTATTCTCAGCAAGTGCTGCTATTTTATTTGATTTAGCAGTCTCGTATTGCCACTTTGACCAAATGTGAGCCTCAATGGAGTTGCTTGCTGACATTAGACGCACAAGAGCATGTTTCATTTTTATTTCATGGTCTTTATTTAGACACATCTTTGTTAATAGCCAATGAACCAGAAAATGTTCTCTTGCTGATAACCTTACAAGATTTTCGGAATCATTCGACCCACCAAACGACTTTGGTATTATATGATGTCTTTCTGTATAAGTAGTAGATGAATGCTTTTCTATTTTTCTCTTATTGATTATCGAAAAATACCAATTAGTGTATTTGCTATCTTTTAATGTCATTGCGTCATCCACAAAAGTTGTGAATAAGTGGCTGAAGCGAATTCATTGCTTGTTCTTCGAGTCGAAGTCTCTCCTCGCGAGCATCAGTTAGGATTTGGACACCGTTAAACGTGACTCCCCCTACAAGCTGCATTCCTTCAAACTTTGTAAGATTGCTTCCCCATTGCTCTTTTATGAGTGTAGCTGCATAGTTTTGTAGCCATCGATCACGCCAAAAATCAGAGTAAACATCTCCATCTACAATGTCGTATGCTTCTATGATGATGTATGATCCTGCTGCTAGTGTATTCTTGCGAATGTCGATGAATAGTTTATCAACATGGCGATTGTATCTCACTAGAGGCTTTCCAACCAAAATCTCTTGAATGAATTCCAGATGCTGCATGGCCATGTAGTAATTTGTTACGTCATACTTTGTAATGTCTTCTAGGTTGTGAAGCACAAACTGATATGATACGTTGAACATACCAGTTCCTGTGGAAATGGAACGACGCCAAATNNAAAATTCTGGTCACACCAAGTAGTCTTGACGGAACTGGAACCCATCCTTGGTCAAGTTCTTCTTGTGTCAACTGATGTTTCAAATATACTAGTTGCGATCCATCATAGTGATAGTCGCGAAAGAATGAGATTGCTTCGTCAATTCGATCTTCAACTTGTTCGTCAGCGACGTTTATTTCAATTACAGGAGCTCCAAGTTTGCGCAAGCAATACTCTTTGAATGATTCTCTATCACTTGGTTGTGCCATGTTTGATCCTTACTCGAATTGGTTCTTGTCTGTGTAGTGTCTCTGAATTGTTTTCCAGAACACCCATGATGCTTCGCAGTGTCTTTGCTCAAGCCAGAAAATTCTGTCTATAAACCATACTATGTTTGGCTTTCCTCTTATCTTCCATTCCCAATTTCTAGCGGAAAAGGTCTGGTTGCTCTTTCCGCCAAGTATCACATTCAATAGCACGGATAGCGCTATTCCGATTCTTGTTAGATACTGAAACACTTTTCACTGGCCCTACCAACTACACTTCACCCTATTTATGATTTCCTGATGAAGTGGTAGTCTCCGTCAGCTTCATTCCGAATGATTTGCGCCCTCAAAGAAAATCCGATGCTTTCCAAAAAGTTTCTCACATCTTCAAACTTCGGGGCTCCTTCATTGTAATCCACATGCTGAGCTTCTAGAATGATATTTTTGCATTCGGAAAGAGTTTCGGTAGCGCCTTTCAGGACATCAATTTCAGCACCCTGTACGTCAATCTTGATTAGCTCTGGTTTTTGCCAGTTGTTCTGTTTAGCAATTGTATCCAATGTCATTGTCATTCTCTTGGTCTTGTGAGCATCAGTGAAAGCGCCTGTTGTCTCTCTATAGTATGAGTTTCCACCCGGGTTGTTCGAATCCTCATAGAAGTCAACAAGCTTTCCGTCAACGTCTGACAGCACCGCTATTGCATGATTCTCGTTTCGAATGAATGGTTGGACGGACTGTGCTGCATCCAATAGGTAATATGTTGCATCTGGCCAGACCTCTTTTGCTTTTCGAGTCCAGTGCTGAACACAAGCACCAATGTCGTAGACAACTTTTGGTGAGATATCCATTGACTTTAAATAATTTGCGTGAGCTGGTGGGAGTAGGTCAGCTTCCGCAACTTTTTGTAGGTGAGTTTTTTCTTCCTGAACCCGAAAGAAGTCCGTTCCTTTGTGATCACATTCAATAGAAGCATCTGCCCATACACTGAAACCTGCTTGTCTTGCTTTTCTACAAAAATAGACATCTTCGGATACCGTGTCGTTCATTGTTAGCGCTTCTTTGTAGAAGAAGTGTGGGTATTCCATTTTACGAAATACGTCTGACTTAATTAAAGCAGCACCCATACCACATGCTGCGATTTCAACAACCCCACGATTTTTGATAAGCTGATATGGAATGTTTGTGCAACCTCCATTTGGAGTATCCATATACACTTCAAGTGTATGGGTTTTCGGAATGCGCTGAATGTATAGACCAGAGATGATGTCTTTATCAGCATCTAGCATTTTTTTCAAAGCATCTCTTGGTAAAACAATATCACTATCAACCGAAAATAGATAGTCATAACGTTTTGACCAATCGGCTATCAGATTACGTATTTGTGATATCGTGTATCCGTAAAAATACTGAAAGTCCAATTCATAACCAGATGGAACATCTAAATCCCACAAACTTTTGAACGTCTCCACTTCAATATATTTTGCTGTGGGAATTGCAACCAATATTTTCTTTTTCACAGTATCATTGTCCTTCTTAGCATATGATTTACTAGCATTTTTATTTTGTTCTTCGCCCCTTATCTTGTAATCATTCAGCGGATTTGCATCATTGTAATTACAGACAATCTCGCGATTGCAGTAGATTTTGTCTGGTTCTATTTGTTCTATGAGCTCATAGAAAAGAGGGTTGTCAGCACCAGACTTCATCCATTCGTCATTGACTTTGAACTTGTCTGTATCTAGTGTTTCGAAGTGTTTGCCTAGGCAAGTTCTTAAATGAGTGTATGGAATTTTCCAGTTGAAGTGATGACTTCTGTAGGTCTTGTTTTTCTTTACTTCAATTGGATACTCTTGTGCAATCAGTGGAATATTATCCACGACCGACCACATAGAGCCATATGTGAATTCGTATCCCTGACTATAAAGGTCATTATAGTATTGGAATATGGTATTGTTATTCACAAGCCAATCGTCGCCGTCGAGAAGCATGATGATGTCTTCTCCGTCGGCCATTTCGCTTATTGTGCTGAGTTGATTGTAGATGCAACCAAAATTCTTTTCGTTGTGAATAAGAAGAAATTTGTCTTGCAAATGAGACGGAAGACTGTTTATCGTCTCATTTGCGATACGATATGAATCGTCGTCAGAGCAATCGTCAATCAAAATGTGAAAGTAGTTGTCATAGTCTTGTGCTGCAACTGAGCGAATGTTCTTTTCGATGTAGTTGGCTGCATTCCAGAAAGGTGAGATGATCGTGATTGGTTTTTCGCGACCAAAAGAGCGATACTCTTTTTGGACTGGCATGTTTCCGGTTCTTCCAAAGATACGAGAAACTTTGTCGTTGATTCGTGTGACTTTTCTATATTCATTTGCTGGCAAAAACTCGCCCATGATTGAATAGAAAAACTGCTTCCATTGTAGCGCGACCGTATCCCATCCAGCGACGTCTTTTACAACATCGCAATAGTTTTGCTTCTGCTGATGTAAGTATGGTGTCGAGTATGCAGCAAAGAATGCTTGTAGAAACTTTTTAACCTGTTGTTCTTTGTTGATATGCGGGAACAGGCTATTTGGTTCAATCGCGTAGTCGATGTGATAGCATGCTAGGTCAACCGCAGTTTCTTCTAGAGCACCGAACCGTGTTGTCATTATAGGAGTTTTATAAAGCAGTGACTCTAAAGAGCTAATACCAAATGTCTCTGGAAAGGCACCAGGATACAACATCATCCAAGCATTTGCAAGTATTTCTGCTATCTCGTGTTGCGGAATAACTCCGGTGAATGTGACCCCAAGGTCTTTCAAGTCTTGTCGATTAGACAGCTGTTCTACCGTGTTTTCCTGCGCGTCTGGAGCGGCTCCTTCGCGGAACCGGTAGTAACCACCAATAATGGACAGCCGTGCTTGTGGAAGTCTTTTCTTGATCTCTGGCCAAATGTCATTGACGAGCGGAAGCATTCCCTTTGTCGCAGAAGCATTGTAGACAAAGTGATTCGGGTCTTTCTTTCTCAAGTCAACTTCTGGTATATGACAAACTGCTCCATTGCGAGTCTGAAACACTTTCTTTTTTAGAACTTCGTAGTTTCTCTTTTTGCCATGAGCGCATGTCAGAATGTATGATGTGTGCCAATCTGACAGAGTGAAGACGTGATCTATCTTTCCAGAAACAACCAAGTCTTCCATTATCTCGTCGCCTTCTATGAAGGTGTCGTGTAGCCATAGAATTCGCTTTTTAGCCGTGTGAATAAACGGCCAGTCGTTATTTACAAATGGAGCTACGGTTCTAGATACAACCGTGACGTCATATGTTTCGCTGTGTGATTTTGCGCTGGCATTGTCTATGTAACGAACGCCTTCATATACGCCTGGTTTGGATATTGATCCGTCTTTGCAGTTGTTGAATACTGTGACGTCAAATCCAATCTCTTTTAGGTTCTTAGCCATCAGAATAACGGCAGATTCAGAACCACCTAATCCCTGTTTTGAGAGCGTCTCGCCGTCATAACACAGACCAACTTTGTCAACTATCGCTATTTTCATCTTGTAACCTCATAATGCATAACATGAACTATTTATCACTACATTGACACCTGATGTTGTAGAACAGTATTTGTTAATGTCATATCAGCGCACGTATAGCTCTGGTATTGATTTTTTAACTTATCTGGAAAAGGTATTGTCTCAATTTTTGCGGAATATACTGAAGCAACTTCTTCCGCAACTTGTAGGAAACTCTTTGGCTCACCAGTTCCGATGTTGAAGACGCCGCAGATCTTTTTTGAAAGGAACTTTTCGTGATAGTCACAAACAACCTTTACCGGAACGAAGTCGCGTAAATAGTTTTCCGAGCCATCAAATATTCGAATGATCCCGGTCTCTTTTGCTTGTTTTGTGAACTGATGATAAGGGCTTGCTTGAGCTCCTTTATGATCTTCGTATTGGCCGTGAACATTGAAGTAGCGAAACCCCTGCCACGAAATGTCTTGTTGTGAGTGCGTCGTGATATACGTCTCCACAAGCATCTTAGATTTTGCGTATAGGCTGTCTGGGTGCATGAGTTGGTTTTCTCGGAATGTTGATACGCTCCTACCATAAACAGACGCGGATGAAGCCCATTGAAAGTCGATACCCCGTTTTACACATTCTTCGAACAGTTCTATCGACCAAGACACATTCAAATCCATGACTTTCTGTATGTCAGTCTCTATGGTTGAACTAATAGCCCCAAGGTGAATGACTTTACGAACTTCGCTCAGACCCAAATCCTTTGGTCTCTTGTAACCATCCAGAATGTCGTAAGTCGTAATCTCATACTCGTCTGTTAGATGTTCTATCAAATTCTGCCCGATAAAGCCTCTGTGACCGGTGACAAGTATCTTCATTTTTGACTATCTCCAGCAAATACGCGATAGTTATCTTCTACTGAATCCGGTGTCGAAACTTCAATTATAGTACCAGCTTCGATGCATTCTAATTGGTGAGGTTGTAATGGATATATTCTATGCTTAGAACCTGGAGTCAAATCATATGAATAGTTTCTTGCTGTTCTAGTATCAATCATGTTTACTACAAATTTTCCACTCAAAACATACCAAGTTTCATCTTTTTCAGCATGAAAGTGCATTGAAAACTTTGAACCTTGATTAAAATGAAGTAGCTTTCCGCAATACAAATCATTAGTGGCAAAAATCTCTTCTGATCCCCAACCCTTTTCTACATAGCCATTTAATCTAGTCATTTTCAATTTCCTCTAGTGATGGTGCATAAACTCCAATCTTCTGAACCGCAATTGATGCCGCTTTCATCGCAAAGTGAATTGCAGCTCTCATGTCTTTTGTTCGAAGATGTTCAAATGCGAGCGCGGCCAGGAATGTGTCTCCCGCTCCGCAGACATCATGAACGGCAACAGTGGGCGGAAAGAAGATTTCTGGTGCTTCTGGATTTGGTTTGAACCAAGTGACGTTATGCTCTCCGTTTGTCACAATCATGTTATTTGGAATGGAGGTAAGACGTCTTCTTTCGTGTTCATTTATCTTAACAAACGCTCTAGAGAATTCTGCCAAGTCAGTCTTTTTGGTATCTATATAGACTGGTCCATAAAAGTTACTTATGATATCACGGATGTTACTATAAGTCAAGAACCCCTTGTCGTAATCTGATATGACGATTGCATCATATGTATCTAGCGGGATCATCTCCAAAGAGAATTTATCATGCGAGATGCGCTCGTCTACCCTAAGAACTTGTTGCTTGGTCTTTCGGTCGATGAAACGCCTCTTGTTTTCGAGAAAGGACGTGACAAGTTGAACTTCAACTCCAAGTTTCTTTAGGTTTTCGTGGACATTAGAAGCCATTCCGCGCTTTACGACTTCACTATGAAAATCAAATATCGGAATAGGTGCTTCTGGACTAATGCGATTTATATCGCCGTAGTGATAATAGTCATAGCAGCTGTCGCCTAGCAACAAAATCTTGAATGGTTTTTGTGGTTGATTCATCGTTCACTCTCTCATAGAATATAACTTGTCCGCAATACTCCTGACCAATGACGTACTTTCCTCGCCAATCGGACCCCTTTATCATGATATCTGGTGAGTATGCTCTGATGATATTTATCAGCTCATCGTCTGTTCCGAAAATGCTTACCGAATCCACTGGCTTTAGTGCAGTCATAATGGCTTTGCGAATATTGATCGGGTTGACGGGCCTGTCATTGCCCTTGTGTTCTCGAATTCGTTCATCCGTGTCTATCGCAACATGAAGATGACCTCCGAGACTCTTAGCATAGAACAAGAGGTCAAGATGTCCTGTGTGCAATAGATCAAATGATCCGTTGACGAATATTCTCATACGACTTTCAACTTGTAGTAGTGAAGTATACCATCCCGAAACGAATGAAATAACCAAGGGCGATAGAACAGCACGTCATTGGGTTTCATTCGAATTGTTGCTTCTTCCTCCCAATGCTCCCTATTCATGTATTCGATAAGTGGCTTTTCTTCTCGGTCATCTTTAATGTAGTCTAGAAAACTCTTATATCCATCTTTGTGAATAAATGTCTTGAATTCGTTTTCGTCAAGGGCAACAACAAACCGCCAATCATTCAAATCTTCAAAGTCTTCAAAGTGAATAATCTCGTGTAGCGTTCTGCGCAGCGTTCCAGAATTTGACTTATCAATCTCAAGCAAGTCACCGGACATTTTTCCAAGAACTATATCTATGTCCTTGAAGATGAGGTTGAAATGTTCCATCTCACTTCCGAACTTCTTTTCCACCCAGTGAACATCACTCACAAGCGGTCTTAGAGCTTCAATCTCTCCCTTCGGAAAATAGTCTCTCGCGTGTATAAAATTTATGGCAGAACGATTTACAGGATAGTTGTTCATAATCTCCAAACCTCCATGTTAGCATATTTTTGTAGGATATCAGGTGGTAGTATAAACGTTCTAGGCTTAAATTCCACTTTCTTTCGAACTTGGTGAAGCTTAATCCCTATTTCAGCATCATATTCATCCCAACTAGATTCAACATTGTTAAAATCGTGTTGGAAATATTCTTCGCCAATGAAAGAGTAAATGGCGCGAATTGTTTGTTCTGGATTTTTACACAAGTCGTTATATTCGACTAGCATCAGCATATTTTTTTCGTTTCCAGTAATGGCTTGCTTAATTCCAACATAAGGAAAACCAACAATACCCTTTTCATCCATTAATTTATCTACACGTGTATATACAGTTTCACTTAGACCACCCGTGACAGTGTTTGTCGTAAGTGGATTATTGCGATGTGCCGTCTCGAAAGAATCAAGAACCCAATTTAGATCGCGCACACACACGATCATTTTTGACTTTGGGAACAGATTTTTGATTTGTGGGGTGAGTAATGTCCAAGCCCTATTGGTGTTGAAAATTATTGGCTTATCAACATGCTTATAAAAACCATCAATCATCCCCAAAAGGGTATTTTTTCTTCTTTCAACAGGCACTTCTGATTTCATCCCAGGGCCGTCTTGTGAAGTCTCAATAACGCCCTTTACCATTGTAGCAAGTGAATCAGTAATAGAAGAATGAAATCTTGGATTTTGCTTTAGTATAGAAGTAAGCAGCGTCGAACCTGATCTCGGCAGTCCCGTTATAAAGTGATATTGTTTATCCATTTTTGTGCTCCATAATCAATTTGTTTACTTGTTCTTTTATCTGTGAAAGGGGTTCATGCCAATCTCTTACTTTTTTCTGTCTCATGACATGAAAATTTTGGCCATACCACGGTGATGAAGTGTCACGTCTACTTGTCGTCCAAATGTAATATTCGGCAATGGGAACTGCCACAAAAGTAGTTTTTCCTATAGCGCCAGCAGCATGAACTAGACTCGTGCAAGAAGAAACTATACAATCCATCTGGTCTATAAAATCAAGCGTATCTTCCCAAGATTCTATTCTGTTTACGAGATTGACTAATCTAGGATGTGCTTTTTCTTCCGTATCTATATAGTAGACTTCTGCTTCTTTTGGTAGATATTCAAGCATAGTTTCGAGTGGTATTTTCCTATATTCATCTTGCGCGAAAAAAGGATTTCCAGAACACTTTATGCCTATCTTAAATTTTTTGCTACCTATGACGTTTTTCGGATTATTTAGTGGTCTTAAATAAGAACCCGTCCACAAGTCATCTTCTGACAAGTCAAGATAAGCAGGAATACTCATCAATGGAACCCAAGAACATCTAGTGTCTATAGAATATTGATCGTTTACAATTTCATAACCGTGGCGGCGAAATAAGTCATCTGTATCTTTTCGATACTTACCAACCGAATATAAAATAGGGCGCATTCCAATTTTTTTCAAATAGTCAAAAAAACGAATGTTTATGATCTCGTCGCCTATTCCACCTTCACCATCAACGTATATAGTTTTACCAATACGAGCTATACCATCCCACTGTTTCATTTTTAGGGTATCAGAAAATACACCTTTCCCCTTATACTTCCCTAAAAATGAAAACATGCCTTTAGATAAATTGCCCTCTCTGAGATACTTACCACAAAGCATAACTTCNAGATCACTTATTTTTTCTGGATATGTGGCCATCATTTTTTGTATTAAAANTTCNGCCGATTCNTTATCACCCATTAATGATATATTAGCAGCTTTTTGACAAAGCGCNTCAAAATCGTTTGGGTTGATTTTAAGATTTTGCTCTACATAGAATAAAGCCTTTTCTGGTTCATTCATCATGTTATAAGCTTTATACAGATTGATTCGTGTATTGTAAATCTGTTCTGGCGTAGACGCAAGTGCATATGTAGCTTCTGCGCATTGTAGATACGTATCACGTTTATCTGCTTTCAATGCAGCATAACCAAGTATATCATAGTCTGATATTGTTTTTGCGTGAGAAATGTAGAAGTCAATTAAATCCCACGCTTTTTGGCGTTCATCGCAGTTAATTAGGTCCATTATCACTGGTTTTAAATATTCTATCATTCTTTGATGACCAATAATTTTATGTGTATTTCGCTGACGATGTTATTATGTTCGTTCGCATAACTTTCTATTTCATTTTGTGATAAGTTTTGTAGCTTTAGTCTTGCGCTTTCATCTGGAATGTAACGATAATCAAGAACTTCAAAATCAACACCAAAATAGTCTCCTAAACGTGAAGACGCATAGCTTTGTTCTCTGCAATGCTTATTGAATTTTTTGCTAAANANTTNNAGACCNATTACTGTGATNGGTCTNCGGTGNGTNGGNTCTGCTAAGAAAGAATCGTGTCTTGGGTGTGGGACACGTATATCTACTATAGCACCATGCTTACAAACACGATAAATTTCTTGCAAGCAGTGAAAATATCCTTCCCCAAGGTGTTCCAAAATGTGATGTGCAACTACAGTTTCTACTGTATTATCTTCGAAAGGAAACCTATCTTTTTCCACATCCAATTGATAGTCAGGATTTGTTAGCGAGTCGTAATCGAGTGTAACATACCCTTCAAGTTTTGTGTCGCCTGCGCCGATGTTTATTTTCATGTTTCACCTCTTTCATTGTATTATAAACTATTTATTTACCAATTCAACTAATTTATACGCTTCTAATTACTAGACTAAGGTCATCTCTACTGCCTGATTGAATCCAATCAGTAAAACCGCCTACTACAGATACTGGAGAGCTTTTATTTGTATTTGTTCCATCACCTAATTGACCGTTTGTATTTGACCCCCAAGCCCAAGCAGTTCCGTTGGCCCTTATTGCAACACTATGACCACCTCCGGCACTTGCTTGAATCCAATCAGTAAAACCGCCCACTACAGATACTGGAGAGCTTTTATTTGTATTTGTTCCATCACCTAATCTTCCATTTCCATTTTGACCCCAAGCCCATGCAGTTCCGTTTGCTCTTAATCCGATACAGTGCTCGCTGCCAGTAGCTACCTGAATCCAATCAGTAAACCCACCTACAACTAAAACTGGTGATAATCTAGAGGTAGTAGTATTATCACCAAGCCGACCACTGCCATTATAACCCCAAGCCCATATCGTTCCGCCTGCTCTTAATCCTAAACTATGGCGACCGCCAGCAGTTATTTGTGTCCAATCTGTAAATCCACCAATAACGGATACAGGGGAACTTTTATTCACTAAAGAGTTGTCTCCTAATCTTCCATAATTACTTAAACCCCAAGACCAAGCGGTACCATTTGCTCTAATTCCAAGACTGTGATCAAAACCAGCACTGACTTGAATCCAATCTGTAAATCCACCAACAACCGATACTGGTGATAATCTAGATGTTGTGGTTCCGTCACCTAACCTACCATAACCATTACTTCCCCATGACCAAGCGGTACCATTTGCTCTAATTCCCACATCATGAAACCTTCCAGCACTTATTTGTATCCAATCGACGAAATTACCAGCTACACTTACTGGTGAACTCCGCGCTTCTGTAGTATTATCGCCATTGAATGAACCACCCCATGCATATAAATTCACATCTATCGGTTTTAAAACATTTGATATATCCCAACTGACGCCATTACTAAAAACATATCTATACTCATCTTCTATATATAAAAATCGTCCTTTATTATCAGTAGCTGAAGGTAAATCTGCTACTGTTGCAACAGAAGATACGCCATTATTTTCAATAGAATCTATAGCCCCAAATACTTGAGCTAATTCTAATTCTGATAATCCACCAGTTGTAATAACGTCATTTAATTTAGATATGAGTGTGTTTACTGGTATCATTTTATAGTCCTAGAAAGGCTACAGTACGGGCAAATTCATCCGAACCGCCCCCAACAGCACTCCATGCAGTTCCGTTGTAACCTTCAAAAGAATTTATATCTGTATTAAACCATATCATGCCAGTTGCAGGGCTAGCTGGACGCTCTAATGTTGTCCCGCTCCCCAATCTAAATACTTTATCGTCATAGATAACTATGTCACCTTGAATCTTGATTGCCATCTTCGCGCTCCTTTCGTGAGTACTCGGCTTTCATATATTTATATAAATTTAGTAACCAGTTCCACTTACAAATGAACCAGAATGTAGTGTCCAAGAACTTCCAGTCAAATTTCCTTCAAATACATAACTTTGGTTTGCCGAAAGTGTGCCTGTTCCGTTAGCATAATAAGCACTTGAGCTTGCAATACCAAATTGACCGCCAGTTCTATTGTGGTTTCCTACAAGTAATTCTACCAATTGAACAGAACCAGTTTTTGCAACATTAAAGAAAGTAAGTTCAACAACAATTCCTGGACTACCTAATGTTCCAGATGTAGAACCATTTCCTTCGTATCTTATTCTGGTATAATCAGTTCCAACACTTCTGTAGGCGACACGCTGATAAGAGTTATCAGCAGCACCAAAGTGTATTTTATTGAGTGCGGGGTTAGAAGCACTTAAACTGCTAAATGTGTTAGAACCAGAACCAAAAGTAGCATAACTATTTGAACCGATAAATGTTGTAGTATAATTGGTGCTTGTTATTGAAAATGTCACTGCCAAAGGAATAGAACGGTTTGCGTCATCGGCATTAGCGTTTTGAACACTTATCCAACCAGAAGGAGTCCATATTGCACCACTAGAACCCAATGTCGGTGCTTTTGTGCCTACCGCTCTTACATAATCAGCACCTGAAACAGCAGGTCTCATAAAAAACGTTGCTTGCATGATACCTGACATTAGGTTAATCCTGCCCCTGCAATGACAAATGTGTTTGATGCAACACAAAGAATAGTGCATATGCCTCTTTGAGCAAGTGTTCTATTACCCGTAGTCGCCGTTCCACCAAGATACATGGTAACAGAAGCTCCTTGTGTAATAGTTTGACTTGAAGCAGAGTTATTGTAAATTGAAACTGCATCACCAACTGAAAACACGCCAGATGGGACTGTTACACCACCTGTAGTAATGGAAATATGCTTTCCTACATCAGATGCTTGTAAAGTATATGATGAAACTTTAGCTTCTTGTGGTATGTTAGTAGGCCCTTGCGAACCAGTGAAACCAATATCACCCTTGGACCCTGTAAACCCCACTGAACCTGTGAATCCTGTTGATCCTACAAATCCTGTATAACTAGTGCTTATAAAATCTGATAAATTAGTCATGAATAACCTCTTGTGGTATTATTGGCCAAGAAACATCAAAAGGGTTGATGTTTTCTACATTATTGTAGATATCACGCAAAGCTTGTCTATAAACTACCCATTCCGATGCAACTGGAGTCTGTGTTTCATATGCTTTCAAAACTTTATAGTCGCTTTCAAAAAGAAGTTTTTCAGTTTGAGTTTTTACTGATTGCCATTGTATTGCAATTTCGCCTTCGGTTGGTTCTTTGATAACCCAATCATTATTTTCCCACCAAAGAGTCTGTCCAGAAATAAATTCAGGTTTAGGTGAACAAATAACAAAGCCAAGATTATTCAATTCAGCTTCTGATTTGCCTTCATGTTCTTTTGGTAATTTTTGCGGTTGTGCTGTTTTATATGATACCAACATTATACATCTCCTGTATTAGTAGATGGGAAAGAACGGTTTGGACCCCATATAATGCGAACAGCACCACCGCCTCCGCTAACACTAACGGAAGTTGTTGAACCAGCGCCACCACCGCCATATAAACCACCATTGGCGAACGTTGAACCGCCTTGGCCACCAGAACCACCGCCGCCGCGGTCTGCGCCACCCGTTCCACCCGCGCCTGAACTTCCAGCACCTAAAATCCCAACTCCCCCGCCCGCTCCACCGCGACCTGAGCCTTGACTTGTCGAAGCAGAGCTACCACCGCCACCAGCACCACCACCCGTTCCAGCAAAACCTGTTGAATTCGATGGCGCTGAAATAGCCCCTTCACCGCCATTACCAGTGTATCCACCAGCCCCGCCGCCACCAGCAGGAGTACTGAAAGAATTGCCCCCCCTACCTCCAAATCCACCACCGCCTGGCCCTATTACAGTAAAAAACCCCCCACCAGCACCGCCACCAGTTTGTGAATTTATCGCTGATGTTCCACCAAAACCAGACACAGTGGAAGAGTTAATAAACCAACTACTACCGCCAATCCCACCTACTTGAACTGCATAACTTTCTCCTGGTGTTACAGATATATTGTTTCTCCATGCTAATCCGCCACCGCCACCGCCGCAGTTTGGGCCGTTGGTAGACAAAAACCCATTACCGCCACCGCCGACACAAACAACATGAACTTGGAACACATTTGCTGGACAAACGAAAGAATAAGTTCCTGCCTGCGTATATGCAATTTGTCCACTATCTTGCGTAGGATCTACCTGTTTTGCAAATGTAGAAACAACTTCCCATGTATCAATATCTGGATAATAAAATTCTAACCCTTCAAGATCAGTATTATAATATAACGAAGGTGCAGAAACTGTAGGTCGCTCTGCTTGTGTTCCAGAACGAACGAACTGAATTGCATCTTGTATATATGATAGTTGCCCATCAACTTTCCATTTAGTTCCGTCAAAGACAAAAACTAGATTATTAAACTGATATGTGTCGTTTACACTAGGGCTATTTGGAAAATTAAGTGTCGTCATTCATTTCTTCCTGTTCATTTTCTATTGATATCCATTGAAAATTATTTGTATCTAATATGTATTTATCGGACGGTTTTGGTGGTATAAATGCGTCTTTTTCACTATCATATGTAAAACCTATTGATGCGAAATTGTATCTGAAATTATTGTTGTAGCTTGTTTGAACCCAATTCCCACCACCAAAAATACGCTTACAAAAATCTATTCCTTTTTGCTCGGATTCAATACCGTCAACTAACATTTTGTCATTACTAACAACAATCACACTTATAACAATACCATTATCATCAATTTCTGCGAAATGTGCCATCTTTATTAAACCTCGTAATAGACAATAATGGTGCCTGAACCGCCGTTTCCACCTATACCACCTGTAGAACCGCCGTCGCCGCCAGAACCTGTATTCGAACCTGCTGAATTTCCTGCGGTATTTACCGATGTATTCGTTCCATTACCGCCTACTGCATAAGTCGAACCGTTGAAAGAAAATCCAGTGCCACCACTAGTTACTGTTCCAGCGCCACCTTTTCCGCCACCGCCACCCGAACCGCTGCTAGTTGATGTAGCACCTGAAAAACCTTGGTCAGATATACCAGTTCCGCCCGCTGCAAAAGTGGTCCCGCTTCTGCCAGCGCCACCACCAGAACCACCGTTAGAACCAGCTAAATTACCTGTCGAACCACCACCACCGCCGCCCGTTGAAGTAAATCCAAATATTGATGAATTGCTTCCATTATTTCCTTTATTGGCAGTGGCGGTGCTTCCAGAACCACCCGCACCAACAACTGCATTATATGTACCAGAATTTACTGTAGTTTGTATTTCACGTAGACCGCCTGCGCCGCCGCCACCACCATGTCGTGGGGTGCTTGCAAAAGCCATACCGCCACCGCCACCGCCCGCGACGAGAACAACATTCACCAGTTTGGAACCAGCAACAAAAATTTGATCTGTGGAATTGAACGTGTGATATTTCACGCCATCGACTATTGCTTCTGTTCCACCTACCACATTAAAACCAGATATTGCTTGTCCTATTCTTTGAACTCTCAAGTTATCAATTCTAACAGTAGTTGTAGATGAACCCTTAAAGTTTACTTGTATAAATGAAGTTTCGTCTTCTACAAAATCGACTTCCAACTTATACTTTTTCCAAGCTTGTGTAACAGAAAATGTTTCATTAAAAAAATCACTGTTTACATTAGTATTACCATTTGCAAATGCGCCGTAAACTTCAAGTATAAAATCAGTTGGTGTATCAGATTGCGCATAAAATTCTACTAACCATTTTTCGTTTTTGAAGGCTATATTAATATTTGAAGCAAATGTGTTGAAGGAGTTTAGTGAAGAACTAGAAGATGAAATGTTCATAGATAACGGCGAAACACCGACTGGTGAAATGTTAACAACATCTCTACTCAAAGTCATATTAGTTGGCGTAAAATCATTTGCCCACGCAAAAACATCAAGTGTTTTTGGAAAGAAGTTGGTGTATGATTTATCCATAGGCTCTGAAATATCACTCGAAATTTGAACATAATTACATA